GGGTGAATCTATGCTTAACACCTCATCAATAATGCTTTGTATTTCTGGGTCCGCAAGGGGCTTGGGGGCGGGGGCGGGATCAATACCATACTCGGACAGAGTGTCGATTACTTTGGGCGGCTGCTCACTCAACGGCAAATCCCAATCAAGAAAATCCTCTGGGTTGGCGTTGATGTTGGCTTCGTATAGGTGGCCAGCAGGGTAATCGTCCAGATAATCGGCAGCGAATTTCTTAACCGCCTCAAATTCTTCGGGGTTATTCCGCAACGGCTTCCATGCGTCATTCCAATCAAAGAACGCATTTGCTAGTGTCTCAGGGTCACGAATTGTTTGCCGCGCCAACGACTCAAACTGGTCAAATTCTCCTGCGCTCAAGCCTAAATCTAAAGCCTTCTGATAGTTCGCATTGTTGTTGTATCCGTTCTGCGCCAACGCCTGTTGGTAATCTATCCCCACATTCTTATTCTCAGCAAAATACCCTCCATGCCCGTAAGCCTGTGCGCCCTCGCCCGTGCCGATTTTCTCAAAGTCGAATTTCTTAAAGTCATGCGGTGAGCCATGCCAAACGCGAAAAGCCCCGCTTTCATTGCCGGGTAATGCTTGGGCGGGGGTGAGGTCGCGGCCAACTGCCACCACATCATCGTCAATGGAATCACCAAGTTTTTGCGCTGGCCTGCTTCCCGCAACCTGCTCAATCACCTCCGCAGTCCTGCCGGGGGCTAGGTGTGCAGCCGTGACAGGCGTTAGAAAGGCTCCTATCCCCGCAGCCATTTCACCAGCCCCTGCAAGCCGATCCATGCCGGTTGAACCCGGTGCAAGCATCTTGTTCGCGCCACCAACGGCAAATTCATAATCACCACCCGGCGATAGTTCCCATGCGAAATTTCCCGCTCGGTTTAGAAAGTCTGTCATGTGAGGCCCGAGGTAATATCCAAGGCCGTTCCTACTCTCCACCTGAGCAGCATCGTTGTTTTCTGGCATAGGCATACCGGCAAAACGCCCGGTTTCAACCGCCTTGAAATTCTTGCTGTATTTATCCAGACCGGCCATTAGTCCCCCGTTGTCGAAGAATTTCCGAATGCGTTGTCATAGTATTCATCTTCTTCATATGTCACGGGCCGATAGCCTGTTGCAAACGTCAAGAACCCATCTGCGCCGTGGCTTGCATCGTCGTGGCGTGGTCTATCTCTGAACGTGCCGCGCTTATCATCCCACTCTTTACGGTACATGCGTAACCTTTTTAGGCCCACTTCGCAAGCACGCTCGTCAAAGTCGCATGTCGGGAACAGCGACCTGGCGGCATTAATCGCTGACATTTTATCGCGTGTAACAGGCACAATCTCAGGCTGGAACCCCAAGTCCTCCATTACCGTCATCGTGCCGTCTGGCAACCATAGGCTCTGTCTGTCGCCATCATGTGGCAGGTAATGCTTGTCGTAATATGCGCCGTGTTCTTTTGCCCAGACCTTCAGCCAGTGAATGTAATGGCTGATGTCCTCGCCGCTGTTTTCATAATATCCGACGAACCGATTCCGCTCACCGACCCGCTGGTGGAACCAAATCACTGTTTTATCATTTCGGCCCAAATCCCAGAACGTATTCACGTCATACTTTGGATCGTGCGGGTATCTGCCGATCGATCCAATCCTGTGAGCGTGTAGGAATTGCTGTTCGAAGTATGCGCCTTCTATTGCCTGCTCAAACGCCTCACGGGGGGTTGATGGGTGTTCCCGCTTCATATCACCGCCAAGAACCGCTTGCTCGGCCTGATACCACCGCTTCTGAGGCGGGGTCAGGCTTATGCCTTCCTCCGCTTCAAGTTTTTCAAAATATTGTTCGTTGTGAACAGTTAATGCCATGACCGGATCATCTAGCACATATTCAGGGTTGCTGAACCACGGGTAGAAATGAAACCTGAAATCTTTTGGCCCCTGCGGCTTGGTGGCTTTCTGCATGGCATCCATTGTCATGTCATAGAAATACCCATCCTGACCTTCTGCCGTGCTTTCAATTGTGATGCGGCCCTTTTCCGCTGCGGGAATAGCCCCGGTGATAATTTCTTTTGCTCGATCTGGATACTTTGCGCAGATTTTCCCAAACTCTGAAATGTGTAGAGACTGCAGTGTGCCTGACCTGTAACCCGTCCTGACTGATATTTCTGACCCGTTATCGAATGTCAGCGTGTCGGCCCGATCTGATTTGGCTGGCATGAGTGTGCGGATTTCTTCCGGCAGGCTTTCATATGGGAATTTAACCTTTGTCTGGAAGATGGTTTTTGCGTCGTCCAGGGTGTGAGCGATAATGCCTGCGCGTTGATTGCTGTTGAATAAGCAGTCGTCCAAAGCATTTATGCAAGCAAGTGTTGTAACACCAAGCTGGCGGGCCTTGAGGATTATATCCCGTCTGGTTTTCGCATCGAGTAATTGCTGCTGGGTTTCGTTTGGCTCGAAAACAACAGCGTCTCCGTATTTATCGACAATCTGGTAAAGGTTTGATAGCCGCCATTCTCTATCGTCGAATTTCAGCCCTGATAGGTCATGTTTCATTTACGCGCTCTTGCAAGCATTTCTTCAAGAGTTTCTGAAACGTCGTGCTTGTTTAAGTTGTCCGTTTTATCACGTTGCCCAAGTTCTTGTTGCCCAAGCCATTTCTGCGCTTGAAAGTTCCCATCCTCGGCTGATTTCCATTGCATTCTTCGCAGGCTGGCTTTGCCCTCTGAACTGTGCTTGTAATAACAGTCGCGATAATTTTTAAACCCTCTTTCTTTGAGGCGTGAGTTAAGCGTTTGTTCTGACATATCTAAAACACCACAGATTTCATCTTGAGTGCAATGTATTCTTATCATGTTAACTAATTGCTTGAATGTGGCGTCATCCATTGGTTTTGACGGGCCTTTTGGGCCACGTTTTTTCTTATCACCTTGTCCCATTGAAAGCCCCTTGCATAACGTCTTTATTGCGCTTATTGTCTAAGTGCCAGTATAAACCAAAAAACGGAGAAAATAAAATGTTTACGATATTCACCCGCACTTGGTGGAAAGAAAACAGCGATTGGCCTAATGGCCTTGAACCCCATGCCGGGAAACGTCGCAAGATTGCCACTGTATTTTCAGAACGCGAAGCCCAGCGCATTTGCAGAGAATGGAATGCAACGCATAAGCCGGGGCGTTTGAGCCGCAAAGCCGAGTTTATGGAATCCTGATTATTCTTCATCTGGTATATAAACCTCAACGATGCCGCCCTCTGGGTCGATCAGGACGGGTGTTGTCCAGCCCCATTCCTTGATGCTGGCGGCTATTTGGGCAACCTGCGCATCGCTGTGGGTGCGGGAATTTCGAGCGTAAGGAACCAGGTCGGCAACCTTGCGTCGGGTGATTTCATCTGCGGGCCATTTTTCCATATACTCTTTATGACCAAAAAAAAGCCCCACCGCAAGGGCAGGGAGTTTGGGAGAACAGTGTGCTTGGACGTTAGCGCGGATTTGGCTGCGTTACAACCTCCCTGCGTCTTTGAGTTTGGCGTGGGCCTCTTCTGGGGAGTCGAGCAGCCCCGCCCGTTTTTCGGCATCGTAAAGCGACCGCATGGATTTATATTCTGCAACGGTCAGGCCGTGGTCAATCAGGCTGTCGATGTCGCACAGGATATTTAGCAGGGCTTGGACGGGTGCGCCATCCTCGTTTCTGGCCGCTTTGTGCGCGGTGTAAATCGCGTCGTTCAGGTCAGCCATTGCGGTTTGGTAGTCAGTCATTGCTTTGTCCTTTCGAGTAATTCTTGCCAAAGGTTTTCGGCAAGTTGGGTGTCGGAGTTCGTGTTCTGATGCCGGACGCGGCACATGCTGCGATCAAGCGCGACAAATGCTTCACGGCGTTCCTCGCTGGAATAGAGCTTTGGGTTAGCCCCTATTTCACGGGCGTCTGCGATTTTCATTAGTCCAACCTTCCCTCTGCTATTGCGTTAAAGCCAGCGGCCTTGAGAATACGCGCTGCGGCCTCTGCACCTTCTTCTTTGGCGTCGATATTCTGCGCCCCGATTTGTGCGGGGTTCCAGATTTGCCACGCTTTGCCCGTCCAATCTTTCTTTGCGCCAACCTGTTCAAAAAGTTTGCGCTCGGCCTTTCCTGCGCGGGTATTGCCCTTGTGTTCTGGAAAGATCGTGACCCAAGCAAAGCCGCAAGGCCCCCAATCCTGACCACTGTAGTGTTTTTTGAGGTATGCTTCGGCGGCGGCTTTCGCGTCGACGTGCATTTGATTTTTAAGTTTGATGATTTGTTCGATGTCCATTTTTCTTTCTCCGTTTTGGTGGGGGCGCGATGGCCCCCGTTGGTTTATGGCTCAAAACCTGCCAGTGAATTCCTCTGGTTCGCCATCTTTCCAACTGCACCAGACAGGCTTTTCCCATTCGCTGACGTGAAAGGCCCCGTGAAACAACTGGGTCGCCTCCTTGCGTGTGATTGCTGCGCGGTGATAGTTGCCATCCCATTCGTCGGCATCGACCCAAGCATCCCGCTCGGCGCGTGTTTCAAATCGAACGAGTTTTCCAACACTCTGGATGATGCCGTTACGTTCAGTGACAGTGCCAACGCCTGAGTGTGTATTTTCTGCATAAAACATTCTGTTTCTCCTGTTTGGGGGTGGGGGCGCGGTGGCCCCCGTTGGGTTTAGGCTGCGTTCATTGCGGCGTCGTGGCTTAAGCAAAACTGTTTTGCTTATTTGCCTCCCTCTATGAATTCTAGCAAGCTGCGCAGCTGCCCTACAGCATTGTCCAGTTTCCACTGTGGCATTTCGCCCCAACCTTCCAGAATGTCGTTTACCGCGTGGGCGGCCAACATGCCCTTAATTGCCATGTTCTCGTCTCCGTTTTTTACTAAGCGGCCAATCTGTGATTTAGTTGCTACGTGCATTTGTCGTTCTCCTTGTTTCCTTATACCCTTAATATAATATCTTTATCCCGAATTGCAAGGGGGGTCATGTCGATTTATTGGCTCCACCTGACTTTTTATTGGCTCCACCTGACTTGATGGCGTGATCCGTATTCATAAATAAATTCGATCAGGTCCGACATTTCCGCTTTGTTCAACCTGCTTGACCGCATGTCATCGGGGAAGGGTGGGTTTCCATCAATGCCGTTGATCCACTTAACTTCATGGCCGAGAGCAGACATGAACGCGGATTTCCATTGCTCAGAACGCAGCTTGCGGCCCTCTGGCTGTGCGCGGGATATGTCACTCAGCAAGACCCACATAAGCGCGTTTTGATCTAGGGTGCGGGTTGCCTCGCGGATATTAACCACCGCCGCCTCTGGTGCAATGTCGATCAGGTGCTTGGCAAAGTCCCGGTTTGACTGATGCTTAAGGATTACTGTCTGGCCCGTCATTTCATCAACTCCGATTTCCGCTGGTCTTTTGCGACCTGAACGTGCTGGTCTTTTTGCCAAGAAAAAGCGATGCTCTCCCAAAATTTCTGCAACTGCGCGATTGTGCTGCAATTGTATATGCGCCGGATTAAAAAGGCGCGGGCAAAATCGTCAGGCATGTTGATTCCTTGTAGTGGGGGGATCGGGCGCAGCGTCCCCCCTGCCGCTGCCAAGGCTGGAGTGCCTCGCCCTAACTGCCCGCCAGCCGAATCAGCGTGTATCGTCCGACAGTTTTACCGCTAACGTCAAAACGCTCACAGTGGATTTCGTGACCGTCTGCCCGCAGGTCATATATTCTAGCCGCCAATCTTAGACAGCCAAAAAGTTTCAGTGCGCCAAGCGGCGTAACCGGGCCAGTTTTTAGGCAATTCAAAATCTGCTCGTTCTGGGTCATTTTAACCTCCTAAAAGGGCAAGTCGTCATCAAGCTGCGCCGGGTCAGTGTTGCCGTTGGGATCATATCCAGCCTGAGAAATCGGAGCTTGGCTGTCATAGCCTCGCTGTTCGCCGCCGCCTTGAAACGTCAACTCGCTGACGCTCAGTTGCAGGTAGGCTTTGCCGTTGTGTTCTCTGGCCGACACGCGCCCCTGTAGGGCGACCTTAGTGCCTTTCTTGAGGTATTGGGCCAGAGCCTCACCACGCTTGCCCCAGAGGCTGCAATCGAACCATGTGGCGTCACGCTTCTGGCCGTTTTTGTCTTTGCCGTTGTCAACAGCCACCGAGAAACCAACCACGGCATCGCCGCCCTGCGTTCTGCGCAATTCAGCATCGCGCCCTAATGTTCCTGCAATCGTCAAACTGTTCATTTTTTTCTCCCAAGGTTGCGAAGCTGGTCTAGCTTCATGTTTGTTTCTTCCAAAAATGCAATGACCTCTGTTTCAATGTCCTTGCATAAATCATCGTCACGATGCACCCGCGCCATCCAGTAATTCAAATCACCAGTTAAGCGGGGATCAAAGCTGACGAAATCGCACCATTCGCGTTCTGTGCAAATCATTTGAACCTGCATCTGCTTGATGTATTTCGCTGGCACTTTGTCGGATAGCAGCGTGTTGATGTGCGTTGATGTGTTGGGGCATTTGATTTCGATCAGCCCATCCGAGCCAACCAGCCCATCAGGGGAAGCCCCGAAATGCTTGATGGATGGATGCGGCACAAATCCCGTTTCCTCGACTGCTTCGCCCGTCATAAGCTCATAAGCCATTCTGGCCTGCGGTTCCGTTTCCGTACCCCATTGCATCGCGGCGTTGGTAAAACCATCTGTGGGCCGCTCTGTGAGCCGCTCAGTGATGATCTGGGCCATGTAGCTGGCTCGACTTGCGCCGTACCCGCTTTTGGTCTTGGCCATTACATCCGCAGCGCGGGATGCAGTAACGCACCCCAGCCGAGCGGCGAACCATTCGTCACTCCCCTGTTGCATTGTCGGACTCCTGCATCTTGGCCAGCTTTTTGTTGAGCATCGAAATTGCGTCAACGGCTTGTTTGGCGTTCAGGTCTTGCAGGCCGTCAACTTTCCAATATGCGCAAAGCTTGCTTTCGTCAGCCTGTGTGCTTTCGATCAAGGATTGAACCTGTTGGAATTGATCTGCGGTGATCTTGGTCGGCATTGAATGGTGTTCTGTTGGGTTCAGGTCGGCGTCGTCTTTGTCGCCTGTTGGTATCATAAACGTAGCGCGGAAGAATTGCTTCAAAGCGTAGCTTTGTGCCGACCCGCTGGCCTGTGCGCCATTCATAGGAACGGCAACCATCATTTTTGACGGTCCAAGCGTATCGCCTGATTTGTGGTTCAGGGTTATATCGAAATAGAACCGCGCCCACATTGATTTCCCGCCCTTGCTGTTGATGTTTTCATACGGGTCAACAGACGTTTGTGACACCATCGGGAATAGGCCGTGAGTGGCACAAATCGGGTTGACCAAGTGCAGGAACTTATCGATTGAGACAAAATTATACCCTTCAAATTTATTGCGCTCCGATTTTCCAAGCTGTTTTACATCACCAACCGCGGCGGCAATTGCTGTGAATATTGTTTCTTTCTTATCGGTCATTTCTTTTATCTCGCTCATCGTGCCGCCTCCACTGCCTTGAACAGATCAGCCAGAGCCGCCTTGTCCATTGTTGAAAGCCGCCTAGCGACCTCAAATGCGTCAGCTTCCGACAGGTGTTTTTCAACCTCCCCGAAAATCTGGTTGTGCAAATTGATCCGCTGTTCGCGGGCAATCAATTCGTCTTGAGCCGTTGCATTAACTTTTCCCATTTTGGTAACTCCTGGTTTGGTTGGTCCTAAAGATATATGTGAGGGTGGCTAGAATTGCAACCCACTATTTGTTGGGGTGCTGCGAATAGCTCATCTGGTCAATGTGAAAATCGAGCTTCGTGAACCCCTTTTCCATCCCATAAAGCTGCGTGTCGCGCACCTTCCAAGTGGTCAATTCGACGTAGTGATACCCGTCCCCATCCTGTTTTTGGTGAACCGTAAATCCAAGCGCGGGCTTGTTGGAAAATGCCGCGCTGTCGGCCACGTCATACCCAACAGGGGCGCGGTCACCATCATTGATTTTCTTAGGGTGCGCCACCAAACAAATATGCGTGTCGTATTGCTCTGCCCATTGCCGCATTTGCTGCAAAGCAAAATTGATGTAGGCCGTCATGCTCTCGCCAGTTTCAGGAAGATGCTCCAACTCATTCCAAGGGTCGATCACGATCAGCTTGCAGCCATCACGAACCGCCAGCGTATAAATCATTTCACGCAGCCACCCCAGATTGTGTGTGGTTTCCTCGAATGTGCGGTGAACGATCCTGAACCGCTCATCAAGCCGCTTGGCCGTTTCAGCCTTGTCCTGCGCCGATAGTTCACCCCAAGGCTTGCCCGTCATCAGCCGCGCCAAATGGTCCCGCGTCCTGTGGGGGTGCGTTTCAAACGACATGAAGCCAACGCGCACACGCTCATTCATGGCAACGTGATAGGCTGCAAATGTCGTCAGCGTTGACTTGCCGTGGCCAGGAACACCCGTGCCGACAGACAACGCGCCGACCTCAAACGCCAGCCGATAATCCAGATTAGACACGCCCGCCTTTAGAACCCGCCGAGCGGGGAGCGGTGGCAGGTCTGAAATGCCCGTTATGAAACCGCCTTCTGGGTCCATCATTTTAGCGGCGTTGATTGCCTCGACAATCTCAGCCTCGCCTCGCGCCATTAGAACATCATTCGCGTCCTTACAGCCATCAGGCCACGTCACATAGCGCACGTCATGGCCAGCCAGAATATTTGCCACAGCGCGTGGCAAGCTGGCACCAGCCTCATCGTTGTCACCCGCCACCACCACAAACGGGGAATTTCTCAATCTGGCTTCCTCGCGGATCAAGCATTCGCGCTTGCCGCCGTCAGCCGTCCAGCCATCGGGCAGGGATACCGATCGCGGGTAGCCCGCCTGAATAGTCGTCAGGCAATCCATTTCGCCTTCGGTGATAATGACGGGCAGATCAAAATTCTCTGCCAGTGCATCCTCGTTGTAGATGCCGCGTGACACGCCAGCGGAGCTTGCCCACTGCTTATTTTCCGACCTGAATTTAGCCGCGTAACTTTCGCCCGCCCGCTTGTAAGGAAAGGCGACCGCTGGCCCTATTCGTGGGTGCGTGGTTTCTTTGACGCCCATTTCCAGAAGCAAGGCTTCGTCTAACTTGCGTTCCTCGGTCAGCCATTCCATCAGATTTTTCATAATATTCTCCACCTTCGTTTGAGCAATGCCAGCATTTCCAGACTATACCATCTGACAAAAAACTTACTGACAAACACGTTTCGTTTTTCTTCTTTCTGTGCGCCGAGCATTCAGGGCATACCGCCCGCTGATTCCCGCTCATGCGCTTGACGTTGATCCCGTGCCGCCTGAGTATCTCGCTTGCGGATTGCATCCATAATCTCCCATCGTTTTTTGCCGATCAATTCAGCCGCTTTGGTTTCCGCTTGGAACCGAGACAGGCCACCATCGTATTCCATGATTGCCGCCCGTTCCTCGAATGCGTCCAAATCAATTGCCACGTTGCACCCGATCCAGAATGCCGCTGTTTTCCTCGAGCCAAATCGCGGATATTATTTTTGCAATATCGGCTGGCTGCGGAAACTTACCGCCAGACTTGGCAAACTTGACAAACGCCGCCCTAATGTCCACCGCCGAATAACGCTCCAAGCAGTCAACCCAAAATCGGATGCACTCCCGCTGTGCCTCTGGCGGGTATTGATTCATAAGCGTGGTAGCAAAAAGCGGCCCAGTTATGACCGCCGCGATTTCATCCCTAGATGCCCTTAAACCGATCCGCAAAGTCTTGATTTCCTGCCTTGCGAGATTTAGGTCCGACCTCGCGGCTTTGGACAGCCTTTCGTATCCAATTGGCAAAGCCTTGATCCCAGTTGACGAGCTTTCTATCGGTAGCATGTGCATGCCCTTTCATTTGTTGGTAGCAAAAATTCATTTCATCACGCCCAAGGTTATATTCGTCACTCAGGGCTTTGGCTTTCTCAAGGTCTGGAACCCAATCATCGGGTAGTGAATGCCTCGGCTTTTTCCTCTGCTTGGGCATTTCCAAAACATTTTCATCCCTTTCCCCCCAGACCCCCGAAGGGGGCTTATACTTGTTTTCTCTTTTCTTATTGTTTTTCCTTAAGGGGGCGGGTTTCCCGCAAGGCGGGTTAACCGAGGGCGGGAAAGCAGGCTGCGGTGGCTTATCTAAGACTGTCCATTCATGCCCGATCCGTCCATCATCTTTCTGATGTGGGTCGATGGTCAAATATCCAGCTTGTTTAATTTCGCGTATCATGCGCTGATACTTTTCGCGGCCAACCCCGCATTGCTTCATCAGGTTTGCGGAGCGGAAAACCCAACCCTCGCTCATGGTCATAAGCAACGCCAAAAGACCACGCGCCTCAATGGACATGCTTGTATCTGAGGCCATCGAATTCGGGATTGTGGAATACCCAGAGCGGCGTTTGACTGTGTTGCTCATTTCTTTTCACCGCTAACCTTTTTCAAAAGGTCGGCAGCTAAAGAGCCAATCGGTTTCCAATTATCGGGTTTTTTTGCATCTTTACTCATCGGGTTCCCTTTCATGGGGTTGTCCGACGCGCTCAAGTACAATATATAGTTATTGAACCCGGTTGCATCGGGTGGTTTTTAGAGGGTCGGCCTGCGTCAACGGGTCGGCCCTTCAACTTTTGTAATCACTCTAAATCAGAATTGCAAATAGAATTCACGAATTCCATCCTGAGACTTTCCACCGCCTCGCGCGTCTGGGCAATATACTCAAAATCAAACCCGTTACGATCTTCCCAAGCCCGTTTGCTGTTGTGAATGGCATTTGGCCCGACCTGGTGACAATTCTTGCAGAGCGGAATCACCTGCATATGGCCTGTCTTGCGCTGGCCAAACCGCTGCGAAAAACAGTGATGGGCATCGCTAGGGGCTGGCGCATTGCAGATGCAGCAAGGCAGGCTTTTAACGTCGCGCATGTACGCCAGTTCCTCCGGCGTTGCCCGCTTTGATTTTTTCTTGTCCTGCCCTTTTTGGTAAACAGGCCGACCCGTCAGGCTCACGAAATTGATCCAACCAGCGGAATTTCAACCAAGCCGCTAGCTAGGAATTTTTCAACATCGTCAATTGATCGGGCCACACAATAGCGGAAACCCTGTTCTTCCAAATTGAATTGAACCTCGCGCTGCGTCTTGGACAAGTAAGCCTTTTCCCGTTTCACTTCGATAAAGAATGTCTCGCCATGATCGTGAACCACAATGTCAGGATAACCAGCGCAGACGCCCATCAGCTTGCCCCGCGCCCCGTCGATCATGCCGCGCTTGCCAGATCGATTACCCTCATTGCGGGCGTGTGATATGATCGCCTTTGGCATCTTGAGCCGCAGGTATTGAACGATTACTTTGTGGATTTGCTGTTCTGTCGCGTTCATTTTTATCTCCCATAAAGCACAATAAAAACAATCAATCCATTTGACAAGGTGCGTAGGGGTGTTGCAATTTCCGACTTCACCTATTATTGTCTTTACTATTGGGACGGCCTCACCCAACGGCACAATGCCATCACATGAGGTATAGGAGACTTCCATATGGAAGATTTTGTAACTGCAACTGAAGTCACGGAACGTCGGTCCAAGGTCCAGCTTCCCACCAATCCGGTGGATATTGCGCGGGCTTTTTCATCGCACAGAAAAGTTCCGTTTATGCACCACGTCAAGCGGGTTTTGGTTGAATTGCTGGAAAGCGACGATGCTGAGTTCACCGAGCTTTTGACCGCAGCTTACCCAGAAGATTCAATCGAAGGCTCCCTGAGTGCTGACGATTGGGCCGCTGCGTTTTATCTGCGGAATTACGCCATTGAAAAGGGTGATCCTGCGTTTACCGATCCAAAGGCAACTGCATCGAAGGTGAAAACATCTTTGAAGCGCGCATTGTCTGAGGGCGGTTTTGCCCGCTGGCAGCGTCGGGATGCTGACGAACAGTCGTAAATCAAAATGTGGGGGTGGAGCAATTCACCCCCATCTTCTCAGGAGGAAGGCATATGCAGATGGGACACAATAGCACAACAGAACTTGACCTGATCGCTAACGATGCGCGGCTTGGGCTGAAAAAAGTCGAAGCTGGCGAGGCTGATGTAATCGAAGGCTGGTTGATTTACGGCGCGGCCTTGTTGGTTGGGCGTGAAAAATTCAAAAGTAATGAACAGTTTGGGCAATGGTTGGTTTCTTGCAACTTGCAAGGAACGCATACTTATAACGAACGATCTGCCGCCATGTGGGCCGCAGAGGACACAATCATGTTTGGATATATTAGATCTGAATATCCGAACATCAAAACCGTTCGCGGCCTACACGCCAAGTGGAAAGGCAAACAAAAGGCTAAACCTAAGCCAGAGCCAAAACCTGACAACCCCATTGATGCGGTTGTTAAGCGGTCATTGATGAACGCTGGTGAAGAAGGCGTTACCCGCGATGATATTATTGACGAGGTGAAGCACAGCGGTATTGACGCAAAGAACCCCACCAATTCCGTGAATCAATCCCTTGGTCGTATTGCTAGTGGAACGGTTAGTTCAAAGGGGCGTTACTATGACGCTGATCTGGCCCCAAAAACGACAGCCATCGACGTTCCCAAGTCAGTCAAGGAACACAAAGAAAAACTTGAGCGGCAGTTCGCAAAGAGGGTTGAGGTTGAGGCTCAGAAGAAATCGCAGGATTGGCTGGCCGAACATCAGGTTCCGCTGATCCACAAAAAGCTGAACGACCTCAAGAAAATGTTGCTGAACCGCAAAGGCGTTATGACTAAGAAAGAGCATCGCACCATTTTGGCAGCACTCCACCCTGACAACACAGCATCCGTTGAGGTGCGAAACAGTGCATTCATATTGTTTCAATCCAAAGAGATTTCCCTGACGGATGGCAAAACGAACCCGAAAGCCGGAGCGTTGGACATTGGCGGCTTGCGAGATGCATTAAAGATGGGGAGCGCAGCATGATCTCGATTTGTGGCATTATCTCGGACGGAGGACAAAATGGTTAGCATCTATGACGACCCGACTTTTAGGAATTGTTATCTCGATTTAGCAGTGTACGGCATCATCTCCGCTGGCGGCTCGAATGGATACGGTTCAGATGAACCCCCTTGGCTCGATGTTGAAATTGATGATGTACGCCGAGCCGATGGCCGCAAAATATCTAAGCGGCTGGAACATGCGCTCCTTGCTGAATTTGGCGACGTATGGGCCGAGAAACTTTTGGAGGAATCCAATGAATACTAAACTATCACCACAGGCGCAGTACCACCGCAACCAGCGACAGGCTGGCTTGGTCCGTCTAGCGACTTGGGTTCCCGACTCACGCCGCGCCGACTTCTGGGATGCCGTTGATCTGCTTTATGCCCGTTGGAAACGGGACGGGCTGATTGAAGAAAAGGCCGCTCAAAAAGGGAGGCCGCGCGAAAAATGAATTTTATCGACATACATCTGGACACGGTAAAAAAATATCGCAATGCGTCAGAATATAGACCAGTGGGGCGTGCGAGGTGGAACGACATAGAGGAAGTTGGCGACGGGTACATAATAAAGAGCCTCTGTCGCCGTATAGCCGCTGAAAACCCCCAGATTAGCGGCCATGTCAGGGTTTTTCGAGGTGACATGCTTTGCTTTGAGCCATCCCCGTTAAAAACGTGGCTGCGGAGGAATCCATTTTCTAGCGGAAAAGAGCCGCCAGCACTAAAGGCAGCGCGGGAAAATAAATGATGTATTTAGGCTGGACCTATTGTAAATCAGCTTAAAGATATTATATTTATGGTATAAGGAAACAAGGAGAACGAAATGACAAACGCAACCAAATACATGCAGGCCGCAATCGACCACGCAGTCGCCCGCGAGGCTGAGCTCGAAGCCACTAAAAAGCGTATCTTTTCGGGTCACGCTTCTGGTTGGACCGAAACACCCATTGGTGAACTGAGCGTCAGCTTCACCGTCGCGCAGGGTGTTAACACTTGGATGCCGCAGCATATGCGCAAGTCTTGGCGGATCAACGGCAAGGTTATCGCCGCCGCAAAACTAGATAAACTGCTGAACTAATCAACTGGGGGGCATCGCGCCCCCCCACCAAACAGGAGAAGAACGATGAACAGAACAACAATTCTTGAAACAGCAAGCGACCTCATCAACGGGGATCGTCAGTCTGACTACGGCCCACCCGACCGTAACTTTCACAACATCGCAGAGCGGTGGTCGCAGTTGCTAGGTGTGCAGATCGAGCCTTGGCAAGTTGGTGTCCTTCTCGCTGATATGAAGCTGGCGCGGATCGCGTCGAGCCGTAAGCCTCATCTCGACAGTCTTACAGACGCCTGTGGGTATCTGGCACTGGCAGGGGAGTTGTCTGATGGGTGAGAACGACATGAGCTACCAAAAAGCATATCAAAGCGCGATGGAAGCACTCGCATGGCTTTCGGGGTACATCGACCCCGCGCTTAATCCAGACGGCATCGACCACACGCGGCTGTTATATCTGCGCGATAAAATCGCAGAAATGGCGCAAACAGCGCGAAACGAAATTTCCTTGGCCGGGAAATAATCGGGCAATCACGCCCACAGGGGTTAGTTCAAGCACCGACAGAGCGAGGTGTTTGCCCTACCCCCGCCATAAATGAAAGAGAAAATATCATGGAAACTGTCATCATTACCAACCAACTCCCCACCGACACATCATTCGGCGTCACGCTAAATGGCGAACAGGTATTCATTCCCCCAATGGTC